GTCGACGAAGTAGCTAAATCTGCAGGTGAGCAAATGCGTGAATATGTTGAAAAAGTATCAGCTTCAATGGGTGACAATGGTGCAAACGCCAAATCAGTCGTAGCAGGTAAAAATGACATGGGCGGCACTGCTTCAAACTTGGTAAAAGGCGGAGAAGCTGACACAAAAGGAACAACAGGCGGATTAGCTGCAAATTCAACGAAAGAAGATAATGCAGGAAACGTTAACGTACCTGGAGGAAAAGCATCAAAATCAATGTCTAATATGCCAAAAGGCCACGGCGCAGAGAAAAAAGGCGCAGGCGACACAGCTCCTGATAAAAAGTCTATGATCGGTAGCTAATAAGGAACGATGGATGAAAACTAATCTACTAAGAGAGCACCTGACATTCGACCAAGCCCAGATGGTGGTTGAGTCTGCTAACGAAGGAAAAGACTTGTATATGAAAGGTATTTGTATACAAGGCGGAGTACGCAACGCTAATCAGCGTGTGTATCCTGTAAACGAAATTGGCAGGGCTGTCAAAACTCTCAATGATCAAGTAAGCGGCGGATATAGTGTGCTAGGAGAAGTAGATCATCCTGAAGGACTTAATATTAACCTGGACAGAGTCAGTCACATGATTACAGAGATGTGGATGGATGGTCCAAATGGTTATGGAAAAATGAAGATTTTACCAACACCGATGGGAAACCTAGTTAGCACTATGATACAATCAGGTGTCAAACTAGGTGTCTCGTCAAGAGGGTCTGGTAACGTTAGTGAAAGCGGAAATGGAGAAGTTTCTGATTTTGAAATAATTACGGTAGACGTTGTTGCACAACCTAGTGCACCTGGCGCATACCCAACACCAATCTACGAGCATCTAATGAATGCACGTGGCGGAATGAAGGCTTACGAATTAGCACAGGCTACAAAAGACGACACAAAGGCACAAAAATATCTAAAAGAATCACTGATTAATATAATCAGTCGACTCCAATAAAAGGAGAATAATATGTTGGATGCACTAAAAACACTTTTTGAAAATGATGTAGTTTCCGAAGAAGTGCGCCACGAAATCGAAGAAGCATGGAACTCTAGGATTAAAGAAAATCGTCAAGCAGTTACCGCTGAACTTCGTGAAGAGTTTGCTCAAAAATACGAACACGACAAATCAACAATGGTAGAGGCTATTGACTCTATGGTTAGTGAACGTCTTGCTTCAGAAATTGAGGAATTTGCCGATGATCGTAAACAACTCGCAGAAGCAAAAGCAAAATATGCTGTTGCAATGCGTGAAAATGCAACTCTACTAAGAGGATTTGTAGTTGAATCATTAGCAAAGGAAGTAAAAGAACTTCACGAAGACCAAAAAGGCATTGCTAGTAAGTTTAGTATGCTTGAAGATTTCGTAGTTGAATCACTTGCAAAAGAAATTGCAGAGTTTAATGAAGATAAAAAAGACTTAGCTGAAACGAAAGTAAGATTAATTCGTGAAGCGAAAGGACACTTCAACGATCTTAAGACAAAGTTTGTTGAAAAGAGTGCGGCCAAGGTAGCTTCTATAACTGATAAAGTTTTAAATAATGAAATTGGACAGTTAAAAGAAGATATTGAAGCAGCACGTAAAAATGATTTTGGGCGTAAACTGTTTGAAGCATTTGCCGCTGAATATGGCAATAGCTACCTTAATGAAAATTCAGAAACTGCAAAGTTGATGAAGGTTATTAAGATAAAAGACAAGCAGCTGACAGAAGCTAAAAAATCGGTTGAGGAAAAGCAAACTTTAGCAGAAGCTAAACAAGCAGAAATCAAGCGTATGGCCAATAAAGCTCAAAGAAAAGAAGTCATAAACGAATTAACTGGTCCTCTTAACAGAGACCAAAAAGAAATTATGATAGATTTACTGGAATCAGTTCAAACTGCTAAGTTAAAAACACAGTTTGATAAGTACCTACCGGCGGTCATTGACGGTAACACTCCAGAAAAGAAGGCAACATTGACAGAAGGCACATCACATACAGGCAATAGAGAAGAAAAAACAAGTCATGACAATGCAAGCGATGATAACAACGTGGTTGATATTAGACGTCTTGCAGGATTAAATTAAGGAGAAACCGAATGTCAGAACTATTAGAAAGTCGCTGGCAGGACACCAAAACTGCACTTCTTGAAGGCCTAGCAGGCACAAAGAAACAGGTGATGGCAAGCACTTTGGAAAATACTCGTAAGTATTTGTCAGAGACAGCCACCGCAGGTGCTACCTCTGCCGGTAATGTTGCAACTCTTAACAGAGTTATTTTACCAGTTATCAGACGTGTAATGCCAACTGTGATCGCAAATGAGATCGTTGGTGTTCAGCCTATGACAGGACCAGTGGGTCAAATCCACACATTGAGAGTACGTTATTCAGACACAGTAGGCACAGGCGCAAGCGGTGCAGTTGCTGGAGAAGAAGCACTTTCACCATTTAAGATTGCTGAAGCATATTCAGGTAATGCCACTAGTGGCAAAGCTGATGCGACTGCAGCACTTGAAGGGGCAGCTGGTAACAGATTGTCAATTCAAATCTTAAAGCAAACTGTAGAAGCAAAAACCAGAAAGCTATCAGCTCGCTGGACTTTTGAATCTGCACAGGACGCACAGTCACAGCATGGTATCGACGTTGAAGCAGAAATTATGGCTGCTTTAGCACAAGAAATTACTGCTGAAATCGACCAAGAAATTCTTGGTTCACTTGCTACATTAGCAGGTACAGGTACAGATACTTACAACCAAGCTGGTGTAAGTGGTACTGCAACTTTTGTTGGTGACGAACATGCTGCATTAGCAGTTCTAGTTAACAGAGCGGCAAACAGAATTGCACAGAGAACACGTAGAGGCGCAGGTAACTGGGCTGTTGTATCTCCTGCAATCTTAACTGTGCTACAAAGTGCAACAACTTCTGCGTTTGCAAGAACAACTGAAGGTGCATTTGAAGCTCCAACAAACACAAAATTCGTTGGCACATTAAATAACGCAATGAAAATTTACGTTAATACATATGCTGCAGACGATGATGTACTTGTTGGTTACAAAGGCTCAAGCGAGTCAGATGCAGCGGCATTCTATTGCCCATACATCCCGCTAATGAGCTCAGGCGTTGTGCTTGACCCAACATCATTCGAGCCAGTCGTATCATTTATGACACGTTACGGATATGTTGAGTTATCAAACACAGCTTCATCGCTTGGTAACGCAGCTGACTACTTAGAAAAAGTAGAAGTAAACAGCGGAAACCTAAGCTTCAGCTAAGGCTAAGATACAAAATACTAAAATAGGCCCTACGGGGCCTATTTTTTTGACTAAATATTATTACGTTCAGCCAATAGGCCGGGAGTAGCATAAGCGAAGGAACGCACTTAACCTTTAACAAGGAGAGTGTTATGGATAATTACACGCTTTGGTGCTTTCAACAAATCATTAAACAGCACCATATAAAAAAAGTTAACTTTTTATTAAAAAAGAGGTTGACTTCTGTACAATAGTTTGTTATTATAAGTACATAAGTTAGGAGATATCCTAAGTTAGATAGTGCAAGGAACGGCGTTTATAGAGACGTAACTTGGCTAGTAGCTGTAGTGGCACTGCATGACTGTAGAGATACAGAGATGTGGATTTTGGAAGTAACTATCCGATACTAGGTTTCGCTGGTGACACAGAAATGATCTGTACTGGCGCTTGTAGGTGATCATTAAGTCCTACCTATCACCCTTATTCTAAAAGGCTCGCCTAGTGCGGGCCTTTTTCCTTTTCGGATAAATACTTGTGTCTAAAGTGTGCCGCAAGGCGGACTTATGCAGTTACCCACTGCGTAGACCTAGAACGTCAACTTAAGGAGAAAAAAATGGGAAGACCACTTAATAAAAGATTATTCGCGGCAGCAGGCGTAGGCCCTACAGCAGGCGGATCAGAAATCAAAGTAAACTTTCATAACGGCACAGCAGTTAAAGAAGGTTATATCGTAAAACAAAAAGGTTCAAAGAAATTTGT